CGCGGCATGAATAGTCCGGACACGGCCGACGCGCTCGCCTTGTGTTTTGCCGTACCGATCCAGGAGTATTTGGACGGCCCAGCCAATATGCCGCGATTAACCGAGAGACGGAAACGTCACATCCGAAATCCCTACAAGTCGCTGTAAAAGTGCGCATTGAATTTGTCCGGAGATCGACAATGCGCCCATGGAAAAAGTATTGACCTTTAGACCTGTCACGGTCGCGGAAGTTTTCGGCGCTCCGGACGCCGACACGCTGATCTCGGAATACATGGCCGAGTCAGGCAACCCCTTTTTGCCTCAAAAGCCAAACGTCGAGTATTACCGCAAGGCCGAGGAGTCAGGCGCCTTTCATGTGATCGGCGCTTTCAGCGGTGAGCGGCTTGTCGGGTTCGGCTCCTTCGTGCTGACTGTCATCCCGCACTACTCCACAGTCACGGCCTCGGTCGAGTCGGTTTTCTTGTTGAAAGAGTTTCGGCGCGGTGCCGCTGGCTTCAGGCTTATTAACGCTATAAGCCAAGCCGCCAAGGACGCCGGCGCCTCAGGTATCTACTGGGGATGCAGAAGCGGCTCGCGCCTGGAGACTTTGTTCGAGAGGGTCCCGAGGTTTACACGCATGAACACCGTTTTTTATGAGGCCCTGGCATGACTGAAATCGTAATCGCTGAAATACCGCCCAACACGTCCGGAGAACTGGAGGCTATGGCCGCAGGCGTCGAGGAAATGCGCGCGGCGCCCCAGGTCGAGATTAAGACCAAAAGCTTCATTCATGCCGGCATGTATTGCCGCACGTGCTTAGTCCCCAAAGGCGTGGCGATCGCCGGCGCCTTAATCAAGATCCCGACGGTCATCATGGTCACCGGGGACTTCGCCATGACCTGCGGCGGCAGGACTGTCCGCTTAAAAGGCACACATATTTTCCGAGCCTCGGCAGGCCGCAGACAGATTTTTGTCGCCTACGAGAACACCACTATTTCCATGTCCTTTGCTACCCGGGCCAAGACGCTCCTGGAAGCAGAGGCCGAATTTACTGACGAAACCGATCTTTTAATGTCACGGGGAGAATGAATATGAGCGGAGCAATTTCTGCCACTACAGCTGTAGCAATCAGTGCCGGCGTGGCCGCGGTAGGTACCGCCGCCTCCGTTATGGCGAGCAACAAGCAGGCCCGCCAGCAGAAGGCCGCGGCCAAGGAAGCACAGCGCAATAACGAGATTACTCAGACGAAGGCCCGCGAGGATATGCGCCGCCAGAACGCTAAAGAGGCCGATGTCTCCAGCATTTATGAGCAGAACTTAGATCAGAACGCATCCGGAGGCTCGACGCTGCTGACAGGGCCCGAGGGCATCAATAACTCCGATCTGACCTTAGGCAAGGGCAACAAGCTCGGAGCCTAAAAGCGAGGCACCGATGGACAAGAAGGAATTACGTGCGCACATCCTGTCGCGCTGGCAAAAGCTCGAGACGGAGCGCGATCCCTTTATCCCGCAGTGGAAAAGTATCGCCACGCATATTCGCCCGGCAACAGGCAAATTCCTGCTGCGCGGACCGAAGAACGAGGCGCGCGAACGCTTCAATGAGATTTTCGACAATACGGCTACCGGCGCCAGCAACCTATTGTCCTCCGGATTGATGTCCGGACTTACGGACCCTAGCCAGCAGTGGTTTTATCTCACGACCGGCAGTCCCACACTGGATGAGTCTCCGGCCGTGAAGCAGTGGCTCGCGGATGTGTCCCAGGTCATCTACATGGGCCTATCGAGAACGAACGCCTACCAAAGCCTACATCACTTCTGGCTTGAGGTCAGTCTCTACGGCACGGCCGCCATGATGATTCAGGAGGATGATGAGCGTGGCTTTTACTGCTACCCGTTCACAATCGGCGAGTATGCGATCGCCTGCAACCATAAGGGCATTCCGGATACTCTGTATCGCGAGCTGATGATGACGGTCGCGCAAATCGTTCAGCAGTATGGCTATGAGAATGTGCCGCGCGGCATTAAGGCGCTCTATGACCAACGCCAGTACGACCAAGAGAAAGCTGTCATCCATGCCATTGAGCCAAGATACGATCGCGACATTACCAAGCAAGACAACAAGAACATGCCCTTTAGGGCCGTGCACATGTTGGTCGACGCCGACAGCGATGAGCATTCCATTCTGCTGGAGTCCGGGTACAACGAATTTCCGGCGATCGTCGGCCGCTGGGGAGCAATCTCGACTGATACATATTCCTGTGAATCTCCCGGCATGACCGCGCTCGGCGACGTGCGCCAGCTCAAGCACGAGCAGATGCAAAAGGGCAATGCTATTGACTTGATCGTCGATCCTCCGAGACTTCTGCCGACGTCGGCCAAGGACGCCGAGCTGGACTTCGCGCCCGGAGGCTTAAGTTTTGTAGACATGCCGACCAACGGCAGTCAGTCGAATAACGCCACCACTGCGGTCGGAAACATCAACCCGATCACCGTGGACATCCAAGAAGTTCAAGGCAGAATCAAGGCGGCATTCTTTACCGACCTTTTCCTCATGCTCTCCAACCAGGCCGAGATCGCGCGCATGACCGCGACCGCTGTGGCGAGACTCCAGGAGGAAAAACTCATCATGCTCGGACCGATTTTGTCTCGGTTCAACAACGAGGTTCTGAATCCTTTTATCGGCCGCATTTTCTCGATCCTCTCCCGCGCCGGAGTTTTTCCGCCTCCGCCCCAGGAGCTCCAGGGCACTGAGTTAAACATTGAGTACACCTCCATGCTTGCCCGATCTCAGAAAGAGGTCCAGGCCAACACCGACATGGAGGCCATTACGCAAGTCTGCCAGCTGGCGCAAGTTGACCCGTCGGTGCTCGACCGCATCAATCTGGATAACGCGATCAAGATCATTTTCGACAAGAAAGGCGTGAGCCCGAGCTTACTGCGCTCGGACGAAGAGGTGCAGCAGATTCAGCAGCAGAGAGCTCAGCAGCAACAGCAGATGGCGCAGCAGGAACAGGCGCAGCAGGGCGTGGACGCCTTGAGCAAGTTGGGCAAGGTCCCCGCGGGCGGCGACACCATGGCGGGTCAGGCCGTCGAGGCGCTCCAGGCCGAGATGGGGCAGTAAAAAAGTGCGCATTGATTTTTATTGAAGGTTTTAAATGTCAGGAAAGATTCGCAATCCGTTTGACGAAGCGAAGCTCAAGGAAGAAAGACAAGAACGAGAAGCGCAGAAAGCGAGCTTTGAAGAGGCTTTTAAAGAGTCTCTCATCCGCCTTCTGGGCACGCGGGACGGAAAGATAGTGTTTAACAAAATCTTTTCCGACTGCGCCTTGTTCTCCTCCTCTTTTGACACCAACGCCTTGACGATGGCGAACAAAGAGGGAAAGAAAACCTTCGGCCTTGTCGTGCTGAGCTACGTCATGGCCTATTGCCCGGAACAATACACCGAGATAAGGAAGATATCGGATGAGTACAGAAAATGACAGCGGCTCCCAAAACACCAGTCAGGAGACGTTAGTACCTCCTTCGCAGAATGAACAACAGTCTTCTCCTTTGGACCAGGGGCAGTCTTCTCAGACCACCACTCCGACTGAAAAGGAGACCGGCACTGAGAAGACTGAAACTTCTCCGGCGCCCGAAACTAAGGCCGCTCAAACGGTAAGCAACCCGCTTGAGATTAAGCCCGAGGCAGACGACGCCAAGAAGGCCGAAGGTCAGGAAGGACAGAAGCAGGAAGCGAAAGAGGATGCGGCACCTGAAAGTTATGCCGACTTCAAAGCACCCGAGGGTGTAGAGCTTAACGGCGCGGTGGTCGACTCCTTTAAGGGTATCGCCAAAAAGCTCAATCTCTCGCAGGAAAAGGCCCAGGCCGTAATCGATGAGATCACGCCCGTGATGGTCTCCCAGCAGGTTGAGTTTATTAACAAGGTCAGCGGCCAGTGGCTGGAGAAGGCTAAGAAGGACGCCGAAATCGGCGGCTCTAATTACGACGCCTCTATCCAGCGCGCCATTAAGGTCAGAGACCGCTTCGGCAAAGGCGCCGACGGCAACTATGACGCTGATGTCGCAGAACTGTTCTCGCTGCCTATCGGCTCGCATCCCGGCTTTATCAAACTCCTAGCAAGAGTCGGCGCGGCAATCAGCGAAGATACTCCGCCCAAAGGCAGGGTATCCGGAGCAATCACACCTCAAGACATTTATGGTTAATTTGGGAGAGTAAAAATGGCAGACGTTTTCAGTGGCATGACGCCCGTCACGATGGCCGAATGGCAGTCGCTCGTTCCGGACAGCGACGTAGCAAAGAAAGTTTTCATTCAGACGGTCCGAGATTATCAGCCGTTTTTCGACCGCGCCACCATGGTTCGCGGCAACGACGGTCAAGGCATGAAAGGCACACTGGCGGATAAATATCCGGAAGGCCAGCTCGTCGGTATTAACGAAGGCTGGGATGCATCCACCCCGACCGGCCGCGCGGTACGTTATCCGTCCTGCATTGCCCGCGACCGCTCCGTGATCGGTAAGCTCCAGCTTGAAAGAATGCCGGAGAAAGACAGAGCACCGTATCGCGCCCGCAAGGACCAAATGTTTACCCGCGGCTTAACCCGCGGTATGGTCAAACGTGTCTTCCAGGGCAATCCGGATAAAGATCCGAGAGACTGCTTAGGCCTGGCAAATATCGTTTTGCCGGACAAAGACAACGGCGCCTGGAAGAACTCCATCGTTGACGCCGGCGGTACAGTGGCTAGCGGCTCGACGAGCACACTCACTTCGATCTATTTTGTTAACTGGCACCCGGAAGAAATGACTCTGTTCTTCCCGGAAAACGGCGGTGCAGCAGGTATCTCCGTCGAAGTTCAGAAATCTCCGATCTATGTTCCGGACGCCAACGGCAAGATGTTCCCGGCATACGTAACCGAGTTCGGCTATGACCTCGGCGTATTCGCGGGTAATCCGGAAAACATTGTCCGTATCGCCAACGTCGATACCTCCAAGATCACGACGGCCAAGGGCGCAGCTGACCTCTTGAAGTTGTTCGTGGAAGCACGTCACCGCCTGCGCACAGACGACTTCTCTCATGTCGGTATCTACTGCACGGACCAGGTCGGCATGATCTACGACTTGCAGCTTCTGGAGAAGACGAAGTACACGCTTGAATACAAGACCTTCGGCAAACGTGAAGGCATGCTGTCCTTCGGCGGTATTCCGATCTATCAGTACGGCACGGACGTGCTTAACGCAAGCGAATCCGCGATCACAATTTCCTAATAGGAGGCGTTATGGTTTTCGATATTAAGATGATGCTTGCCGACAAAAAGGAGGCCAAAACCGCCTTTACTTCGTCCGGCTTAGACTTCGGCTCCACCCTGGTAGAGTCTGGTGTCAACGGTCACAAGATGGCGCTTTGTATCTCCGCAAGCGGCGTGGCCGGCACCAGCCTGGCCTTCAAGATTGAGGACTCGGCTGATAACTCTACTTTTGCCACTGTCGCAACATCTAAGGCATTCACGCCCACTGAGCTCAAGAATCCAATCGTGGTGGGGCTCCCCTTCGAGCACAGACGCTACCTGCGTATCGTGACCGTCCCGACAAGCGTCACGGCGGGCACCGTCACGGCCTGGATCGGCAACGACTACAAGCTCGGCCAAGTCAAAGAAGGCGAGGGCTGGGAGTTCCGTACAGAAAAGGCAACTGCGGCAGCCGGCGGTGACAGCTAATCAGCAGTAAACAACCGAAAATTTGTCGGAGGAGGCGGGCATAAAACCCGCCTTTACTTTTATGGCTAATCAAATCGAAATCTGCAATGCCGCACTATCTCAGCTCGGTGCGGACTCTAACATTACGTCTATCGATCCTCCGGACGGCTCGCAGTACTCCGAGCAGTGCGCGGCCTACTACCCGATGGCACTGCGTTACCTGCTGGAGCAATTTAACTGGAGCTTTGCCCAGAGCCGCTACAAGCCGCCGCAGTACGTGGAGCTTGATAGAACGATGTACCCGTGGAGCTATGGATATTCTTTGCCAAGCGACTGCATGTGTGTTGTGGGGCTTCACTGCACAGGCGGCCAACCCTGGCAGACTACACTGCCCTACGAGATCGAATATCGCGAAAGCGAAAACACCATATTCTTACTGACAGACGTTAAGGACGCCGTGATCGTCTATACGCGTTACGTGAACAATCCGCAGATGTTTCCGGGCTACTTCACTGAGGCCCTCGTCATGCGATTGGCGGCCTACCTTGCCGGCGCCCTGGTTAAGAATCAGACTGCGGACAAGTATCTCAAGTATGCGGAAGACGCCTTGAGCAAGGCCAAGACGCGCGACGCAAAGAAGAGCGCGCACCAGCACCCGAAGTATTTAGCGGCACAACTTAGAGCGAGGTTCGTGTAATGGCAGTCAGAATCTTTAGAAACTCTTTCGGCGGCGGCGAAATCTCTAATACCATGTATGCCCGTGTAGATGACGCTAAGAATCAGACGGGCCTGGCCAAGTGCAAGAATTTTATCGTCGAGCCTCAGGGCCCGGTCTTCCGGCGCCCGGGCTTTGAGTACGTGGCGCATACGAAATACTCGGATAGAAAATGCCGCCTGATCCCGTTCTTGTTTTCGCTGGACCAGACGATGGTCTTAGAGGTGGGACACAAGTACATCCGCTTCCATACGCATAAGCAAACTTTGATGTCCGGCAATGCTCCGTATGAAATCACGACTCCGTATGAGGAGGCTGATCTTTTCGAGCTGAGTTTCGTCCAGAGTATTGACGTGATTACGATCGCGCACATCAACTATCCGACCAAAACTCTGAGGCGCCACGGCGCGACTGAC